AGGGGAAACTTACATCGAGCTGTCAATGCACTTTTGTTACCGCAAGGAAAAAGGGGATGAGCAAGAGCAACTATACATGTATATAGAAGCCGACGATATGTTTATTCTTAAAAAAGAGAAACTAGAGAATGTTATTGGTGTTACCAAAGACAATTACTGGCAGACCCACTTCCCTTACAACACTTGGGCGGATGATTTGGACAGACAGGACTTTTGGACAGATGGGGTGGCAGACATAGTAAGGACTCCTAACAAGGTTCTAAACTCATGGGTTTCTCAGATGGTTGAGAATAGAACCCTTAGGAACTTTGGAATGAACTACTACAACTCCGACATAGAAGGATTTGCGCCTCAAACCTATGAACCTAGACCTTTTGGATGGTATGGAATCCCAGGAGGGGCAGATGGAGATATACGAAAAGTGGTTCAGAAGATTGATATACCTGATTTGTCAGAGTCCTTAGATGAGATGACCTTTGTTGTGGGGATGATTGAAAAGGCTACAGGTGCCACCGCCACCCAACAGGGAGTCCAAACCGAAAGACAAGTCACTCTAGGAGAGGTTAAGTTGGCACTAGGAGAGGCTAAGGAGCGAATTAAGGGCATGAGTAAGTTCTACACCCAAGCATGGAAGGAGCGAGGAACTAAGTTCTTGAAACTAATTGAGGCCTCACATGATAAGTTAGATATGGTAACCATTCATAAGAAAGGTCGTAACTCAAATAATATATATACTCGAGACATTACCCCTAAAGATTGGATGACTAAGACAGGTTATACAACTCGTGTATGGTCTCAAGAGGAAAAAGCCAGTAAAGATACCGCCGACTTGGAGAAAATCAATGCCGCAAAGACTAATATGCCTGATAATCCTAAAGTTGACGAGGTGTTTAAGAGAAAATTACTTGAATTTGCTGGTATGACACCTGATGAGGTCAACGAAGCGATGATATTTGAACAAGAGAAACGTGAAGCGGTCATGGCAGCTATGCAAAACCCACAAATAGGGCCTGATGGGAGACCAGTTTTGACACCTCCAGCGGTTGATATGACCAAACCTTCAGAGCGACCTATTGGAATGGGCGTAGCGGTGCAAACAACCGCCCCAAAAAAAGCCAAGCCGAAATCTAAAGGCAATAAAGACGTCGTTATGAAGTTGAAAAATCTAAAGTCAAAAATTAGAACATCCTAGCCATGGCTAATGAGCAGAAAGCCATCATAGAGGAGCTAAACTCTCTCATAGACAACCTTAAAAACAGCGAGGATGTCTCCCCCGAAGAAATAGAAGACGCTATTGGCGAGATAACTGACGAGATTGCGCAAAATGAGGCTAAAAAAAAAGAAAAGGTAAGCCAAGACATTCTAATGAAGCTGGATACCTTGATAGGTGCGGTCTCTGACAACAAAGACCTAGCTCAACAAGTATCTCAAAAGACAATTGAGGCAATCAAATCGGTAAAGATTGAATCTCCCCAAGTCAAAGTAGCTGCTCCAATTGTGACTCCTCCTAAGATTCAAGTAAATGTTCCACAGATTAAGATTCCACCAATCAATGTTCCACAGACAGAAGTTAAATTCCCTTCCGAGATGGCTATCAAAAAGCCGTCATGGTTTGGATTATCTCCCGTAACGAGCATTTTGGAGCCAATTAAAAAAGCAATCGTTGACTTTAGCCTTCCAAGGTCAGCCACAGACGCTATTGCCGTTAGGTTGTCAGACGGAGAAAAATTTTACAGAGCGATGGGTGGAGTGGCCCAGACAATTTCAGGGATGTTTCCTTTCAAAAAGGCGAATCTTGATGACAGAGCGGCACTTGTTGATGATGATGGCGTTGTCCAAATAAACGCCATAGGAGGCTCTACCTCAGCCATTCAAACCGATGGGACGCAAAAAACACAGATAGTTGACGCAGGAGGAGAGGTAGCCACAGTTACGGGTGGAAAGCTGGATGTGAACGCTACCTTAGACACAACGGGACTTGCAACTTCCGCTAAACAAGATACTGGAAACACATCGTTATCATCAATAGACGGGAAGATTACTGCGGTCAATACAGGTGCGGTGGTAGTGAGTTCAAGCGTTCTACCAACAGGAGCAGCAACATCAGCCAAGCAAGACAGTCAAATAACCCTAGCAACTCAACTTGAGTACCTGATTGAAACTCTACAAGAGTTGGTTCAACGCCTTGCTCCTTTGGCGGGTGCTATGAATAACACAGCCCAGTTAAGAACAGTTGTTACAGGAGCAGTTACCGCAACTGGGCCTATTACTTCAGCTCAGCACATCGCAAACACCCTGACTCAAACAAACTCTTTAATATCCTCTCAACGCCTTGAATATAACAATCTTTTACCTACTCAAGCTAACATTAACAATGCAGTTGCAGCCTAGGAATTAGTAGGTATATAATGAATTATGGCAGAAACACAGAACAACGATAGAATCTTACATAGAAAAGAATGGCAGACCATGACACCTGCTGATACCGCTACCGCAGCAGGTGCATTTATCGTGAATGACAACTCTAATCAGGCAAGATTTGCTTTATACGTTCTTTCGGCTACAGTTCATTACTTATATGACTTTGAAGAGGATGCTTGGCTTCCTATTGCATCAGGTGCTTTCTCCCCAGCCCTTACAGCGGGAGCTTGTGGAGTTTACTCGGACTGGTCGCCTACTTACACCGCAACAGGTGGCTCTTCCACAACAATTACAGTTGCACTTAATACTCATAACTTAAATAAGTTTGTTGTTGGAAAGTATGTAGAATTCTTATCGGGAACAGCCGCTAACTTAGGATTAAGACGAGAGATTACCAACATCTCAACTACAGGTGTAGCAGGTAGTACCATTACCTTAACTATTGCAGCGGCAGCAGGGTCAGTTGCCAACAATGACACTTTTAGAATAAACTCAGGTTCGTTCTTTGTTTTCACATCGGGTGTATTAGCTTCTTCGTTCAAAAGATTTGATATTGGAACTATGTCATGGGGTTCATTCCTCTCAATAGCTGTTCTAGCAGCCACTTGGGGAACTGATGGACGTATGGTAACTACAGGAATGTATGGAGTTTCTTACGATTCAGGGACAGCCTCAGCAGGTGCAGCTACTACATTGACTGACTCATCTAAATCATGGGCTACCGACCAATGGATTTCTTATCAAGTACGAATTACAGGCGGAACAGGGATAGGACAGGTTAGACCAATAACCGACTCTACAGGAACAGTCCTAACCGTTGCAGCTTGGACTACTCAACCCGATGCCACCTCAACCTATGTCATAGAAGGAGATGAGAACGCAATCTACATAATGGGAAACAATACCACAACTACAGTTAAATACTCAATTTCAGGCAACACATGGGCAAACTTAGCTCCAACAGCAGCAAGAGCAGGAAACGCTGTAGCTGGAATGACTGGAGACTTTGTTGGAGTTACAGGCGATACAAACTGGGCGGATATCACAAACATAAAAGACGGCAGATATATCTACTCCTTTAGAGGTGCTACCTCAGTTCTTGATAGACTGAATCTAAACGGTGGCACAGCAGGCGTGCCTACATGGGAGGTAGTTACCTATCAGCCATCCTTACAGACATGGGCTACAGGTGTGGGGTCAAACTGGTCTTATGGAACTCCAAGCATTTATATCGCCAAAGAGGGTTCGGGAACAGTACCTCAAAGAATGTATAAGTACGATGTGGTCGGAAACACAATAACTCCTGTGACCTCAGACTGGTACTTAGGAGGGGCTGCACTTTTGGGAAATAAGGTTATGGTTAAAAACCTATCCTCATCAAATATAATCAAATGGTTATATGTCCTACAATCTACTTCAACGAATCTGCGTAGGATAATGATTTATTAAGGATTTGACTTTCAATCTGAAAGCGTGTACTGTTATGGTGGATTACATACCAAAATAGAATATGTTTGACAAACTTCTTGAAAAATATAATTTAAAGTACGAGGATTTATCAGAAGATGAGGTCAAGACGGTCACAGGATGGGTAAACGCACTTCAGCAGGGCAATTTGTCACCAGATAAGATTAAAGACTTCGTATCTTCAATGAAATTTTCAGTTGAAAACGAGCTATCTAAAGTTGGACACGAATCCAGACAAGACATCTACTTAAAAGCACGTTTGAGAAACCTCATGCTATTAGAAGCTATGTTGACTTCTCCTGAGAAGGCTAAAATACGCTTAGAACAGGCAATTGCAGGGATAGCTGGTAATAAGAGTTGACAAGAACCATTCTGTTAATGTAATCTATAACTATGGACGAATTATCACAAGCAAAATTAGACGAAGTAGTCGCAAAAGACATTCCTGAACTCTCCGATAACGATATTGTATTCTTACAAGCACGCAGAGGGTATTTAAACAAAGAACAAAATGTTAAATTTGCCTCAGTTTTAAAAGAAAAAGTTGAGATTGAAGTCCCAGTAGATGCAACGTACGTCTCAACTAAAGATATAAAGAAAAAAGCAGCTTCACTAGGAATCGACCATAAGGGCAAGTCTCGTGAAGAACTAGAAGTGGCCATCTCAACAGTAGAAGGCCCAGCAGGTGCGAACAAACCAGAGTAATTAAACTCCCATAGAGGGAACAATTATGCCAAAACACACAAAGCCCACAGAGGCTGAACTACAAGCAGAGATAGATAAAGCTATCGTTGAAGCTGAAACCCCAGAAACCCCAGAAACTCCCGAAGAAGAAGTTGTAGAAGAGGCGGAGGAAGAAACTCCCGAAGAAACAGAAGGTGTTGAAGAAGAAGAATCTGAAGAACCAGATGTCCCCGAAGTAGATTACAAGAAAAAGTTTGTCGAGTCTTCTCGTGAATCTATCGTCAATCATGCAAGGGCTAGAAAGTTCACAGAAGCCGTCACACAAGCGGCTGGCGTTGATGCTCCAACAGAAGAAGAACTGATGAGCGAATACAAAGACTGGGATTTGATGACGGACACCGAGAAACTCTTGGCAAGAGACGGACTTATTAACAAAAAGAGATTTAAGATAATGGAGTCGGTAGCTCAAGAGGGTAAGAACTTAGATGAGTGGAATTCTAAAGTAGACACATTTATTGAAAACCCTGAAACCTTAGTAAGTAACCCTGAACTAGAGGGTAAGCAAGAAGAGTTTAAGTTATTTGCCAGTAAACCTACCCGAAGGGGATTAGATTTTGGAGACCTTATTCTAGCTTTTATTGGTGAAAATGCCAAGAATGTGAAACCAAAAATGAAGACATCTATGATGGAAGATGGAACTGGTGGCCCTAAAGAAACACCTAAGCCAAAGTCTGATAAAATCTCATTGGATGAGGCTAAACTACTAATGCAAACCGACTACAAAAAATATAAAGAACTCCTAAAAGACGGAAAGATTGACGTATCAGGACTCCTCTAACTACATTATCTGTTGACAGCTCACATAACCTGTCTTTAGTATTATTACTGAAGTAACTCCAAACCTCCAAAAGAGACGGCCATAATCTTCAATTATTATTTTCATAATTTAAACTATGGCAGCACGAGCAACAACGCTTGCGCAAGGATTCTCTCAGAAACTCTTAAAAGAGATGTATGATAGAAACATTCTTGATGCAATTGTAAACAGAGATTATGAAGGTGAAATCAATGGAGTCGGCTCCAAGATGAACATCTTAAACTTCGATAGGTTGTCAGAAAAAACCTACTCAGGCGCAGATTTATCAGTTGATTCTCTAACAGAGAATAACAGCACTCTTACAATAAGCGAGTATAAGTCGTTTTATTGGAAAGAAAAAACTCTTGATAACTGGCTTTCCTACATCAAGAACCCACATGCAACCATCGTCTCACAAAAGGCAGACGAGAGAAGCAAAAACATGGATTCCTTCGCTTTTGGATTCTATGGGGACGTAGCAGCAGGAAACAGAGTTGGAACAGACTACACCACAGGAACCGTCACGGTTGACGCTGTAACAGGTGCAGTTACTGGTGGAGGCACGACCTTTACCGCAGCTATGGTAGGACGTGGTTTTAAAGCCACAGGGCATAGCCGATGGTATAGGGTTAAAACTTACACCAATCCAACATCAATCGTCATTGAAGATGACAAGGATGACGCAGCTTCAGCCTACACAGGCGGAGCAATCGGAGGAGGCTCAACTTACACGATTGAAGCAGTAACGGCCGTCTCAGTGACGACCACCAATTTGCTTCAGAAGGTTGCAGACCTACGACAGAAATTGGATAAGGCAGAAGCCAACAGCTTAAATGCTGTCCCACAAGAGGGTAGATGGCTAATCATGCCACCTGAGTTCTTGAACACATTGGTTCGAGCATCAGGAGTAGCACTTCATGTTCCTGAAGTCTACACAGACCTTATCAAAAAGGGTTATCAAGGTGATTTGTTAGGATTTAAGATTTTCGTAAGCAATCGCCTAACAGGGAACAACACAGACGGATACAGAGTCCTTGCAGGACATCCAAATTGGATGACTTTTGCAGAGAAAATGTTGTCTGCTGACATCGAGGAAGACCTAATCGGTAACTTCGGTACAGCTTACAAAGATTTGTTTGTGTACGGTGCGAAGGTTGCAGATTCACGACGCTCACAAGCGGCTGAATTATTCTGCACATTTGCCTAAAGCAAATTGAACTAGAAACCCTGCTGGGGAAACTCAGCAGGGGGACTGGGAAAGAGAAAATATATGAGCAATTTCAAACTAATAGAACAACTATCGACAGCAACTCAAAAAGAGATTACTCGTATATTGGCCCTTTCCGCTGCTTCACGCACAGCTTCAGAACAAGCATTTTTAGACGCTAGAATTCCTTACCAGTACAATCGTGTCATCAGATACGATAGAGGAGTTTCAACGCCTCAGAATCCACTTCCTGATTCAACATCAGCTCTTATCACAGAAGCTGAAGGAAATATCGTCCCAGATGGAGATTCAGGATTTAAGCCAGGAGCTAGATTCTATGACCTTGATAAGTCAGGTGCTAATGTATATGTAAACGTCGGAACCTCAACGTCAGCTCAATGGCTATTAGAAGGCGGAGCAATCGGTTCAGTCTCAGCATCTCTATCGGTCTCACTTTCCCCATCATCAACGCCATCAACCTCAGTTTCACGCTCTGTATCTCCTTCTCCATCACTTTCAATCTCGCTATCCCCATCTGTGTCAATTTCAAGCAGCCCATCTCTTTCACCATCTTTAAGCGCATCGGTTACACCATCGGTATCGGTATCCCGAAGCCCATCTTTATCGGCTTCTCTCTCTGCGTCGCTTACACCATCAACAAGCGTTTCCCTATCAATTTCTCTAACGCCATCAACCTCTGCCTCTAAATCAGACTCTCCATCAGCGTCTATTTCTCCATCACCATCACAAACGCCGTCGTCCTCAGTGTCTCTAAGCCCATCCACGTCGCCATCGCTATCTGGTTCGTTGTCACCATCACTATCGGGTTCGTTAAGCCCGTCATTATCTGGCTCATTAAGCCCATCTTTATCCCCATCAGCAACCGCTTCCCCATCAGTCAGCGCATCCAGCTCGGCATCCCTCTCAACGTCACCATCATTAAGTACGTCTGCTTCAGACTCTCCTTCCCCATCATTCCCATTCTAATTTGACATTTACCCCTTATTTAGTGTAGTCTGTTATGTATGGTCTCCATAATCATACCTTCAAGAAAAGAACCCTACCTTAGTAAAACCATAAAAGACCTCCTCGTAAAAGCTAAAGGTGAAATTGAAATTATAGCCATTCTTGATGGTTACTGGGAAAAGGCAGAGGACATAGTTATTGACCCAAGAGTCAATTATCTTCACTTCGCAACGTCAAAAGGAATGAGAGCTTGCATAAATGCAGGAGTATTACTTGCCAAAGGTGAATATATCTTAAAAACAGACGCACATTGTTTATTTGCTAAAGGTTTTGATGAGCAACTGGTCAAGGACTGTGAGAAACATGATGTAATCGTGCCTCGTAGGTATAGATTAGACCCTGAGAAGTGGGAAGTCATTGAAGATGGAAGACCACCTGTAGATTATGAGTACCTAGACCCTGTTGATTTACATGGTGTCAGATGGGAAGAAAAAGCAATAGAGAGAAAAGACGTAATGATTGACGAGATTGTTTCAGCACAAGGAAGTTGTTGGTTTACTCCTAAAAAACATTTTGAGTCCGTAGAAGGACTAGATGAAGACTCCTATGGTAAATTCTTCCTAGAATTTCAGGAAATATCCTTTAAGACATGGCTCTCAGGTGGTAGAGTTCTGGTTAATAAAAATACCTCATACGCCCATTGGCACAAGACCGATGGTAGAGGGTATAGTCTGGACAATGATAGAGAAAAAGCTGTAGAGTTTATGCAAAAGTGGAGAGATGATAAAGCATGGTCGAAGCAAGAATTGAAATTTGAGTCTCTTATTAAAAAGTTTTCAGATATGCCAGGATGGGAATAACTAGCGGAGTAGGAGTTATAGAGAAGCGTGTTTTGTACGCTCAGGCGGTTTTTGGTCGTGAGGAAGTCAATGCTGTGGTTAAGAGTTTGGAAAATGGTTGGCTTGCAAGCGGGCCTTTAGTAAAGAAGTTTGAGCAAAGCGTAGCTTCACTATTTGGCAAAAAATACGGAATAGCGGTTAATTCGGGGTCATCAGCCAACTTACTAGTAATCTCAGCACTTGGTGCGCAAAAAGGCTCGGAAATAATCACTCCTGCATGTACGTTCTCGACTACGGTTTCTAACATAGTGAATTGTGGATATAAGCCTGTATTTGTGGACTCTGTGGTGGGAAGATACACGATAAATGAAGACTTAGTGGAAGCGGCAATAAATAGTAAAACCTGTGCAATTATGGTTCCTCAACTTATTGGTGGGATATGTGATATGCCTCGACTTTATGAAATAGCCAAAAAACATAATCTAGTTCTGATAGATGATTCTTGCGATACTTTAGCCCCAACTATAAAAGGTCATCAAGTCTCTCGTTATGCTCACGTCTCTACCACCTCATTTTACGGCTCTCACATTATAACTGCCTGTGGAATGGGAGGAATGATAATGACCAACAATAAGGAGTATAGAGATAAAATGGTTTCACTAAGAGATTGGGGGCGAGTGGGGAATGACGCTGAAGCCTTTGAGAATAGATTTGATTTTGAAATCGATGGGATTCCTTACGATGCTAAATTCCTCTACACTGGATTTGGGTACAACTTGAAAATGAACGAAGTTGCAGCAGCCTTTGGATTAGAGCAACTGAAACGCCTAACTAGATTTACTCAGAAACGAAAAAAGAACTTTGAAAAGTTATATAACTTCTTCTCAAACTACGAGGAACATTTCCATTTACCAGAACTCATCAAGGGAGCGACTACTAACTGGCTCGCTTTCCCACTTACCATAAGAAAAGAAGCTCCTTTTAAGCGTTACGACCTGCTAAAACACCTTGAGAAAGACGGTATTCAAACCAGAGTTTTATTTTCAGGAAACATCACAAGACACCCAGTTTACAAAGACAATCCTCTAACGTGGAGACAGGTTGGGGAACTATCTAAATCAGACTTTATTATGGCTAATGGATTCTTAATAGGTGCGCATCAAGGCATGGGAGACAGAGAGATAGAAATTATTGCCGATTCAGCAATGAGATTTTTTAACCAATATGAATAACGACCTAAGCATAATTTATTACAGTAGTAATTATTTGGAAACCAAACATCCTGAGTTTGTAAGAAAGACTCGTGAGAACTTATTAAAGGTGAAAGGAGACATTCCTCTTATTAGCGTTTCTCAGCGACCTATGGACTTTGGAGAGAATGTCTGCGTTGGAGAGATAGGTAGGTCGCACTTTAATATCTATCGCCAAATCTTAGAAGGATGTAAAAGAGCCAAAACTAAATGGGTAGCTATGGCAGAGGATGATATTTTATACTCAGACTCGCACTTTCATCCGTTTCTATTTATCAAACATCCAAAAGACGATACTTTCTACTACGATATGAACAAAGTTTCAATGTTCACTTGGACACGACCTCAGATATTCTCCTATAGAAGTAAACGCCAAGTGGTGAACCACCTCATAGCACCACGAGAAATGCTCATAGATGCCCTTACAGAGAGGTTTGCTCGATTAAAGGTATTAGTAGACCAAATGGGAATAGAACACCCTGAAATTGAACATCCTGAGCTTAGAATTCAAAAGTATTGGGGAGACCCTGGAAGGTACGAAGATTTACTTGGAGTGACCGTGCGTAAGACAGATACTTTCTATGCTTGGAGACCCTCAATAGTCTTCTCACATGAGTTTGCCTACGGTTACGAAATGAATCAGGGTAAGAAGAAGAAACATGGAGACCTTAGAATAATTGAACTTGCAGATTGGGGAAGAGCTGATAAGATTTATCATGACTATTATGAATGAACTACAGAAGAAGTCGCTTTATGGTTCACATATGCCTGTACTGGCTAAGATAATGGACTTATCTGATGGGCCTGTTTTGGAACTTGGAATGGGTATTTACTCCACTCCACTACTGGATATGATGTGTAAAGAACAAAAACGTGAACTCATATCCTATGACAATGATCCTAAGTGGTTTAAAGAGAATGAGAAATGGACTTCTGATTATCATAAGGTCTACTTTGTAGGGGATTGGGATGAGATTGAGGTTGAATTAGTAACTTCACATTGGGGAGTTGCTTTTATCGACCACAAACCTGCCAAACGTAGGAAGGTAGAGATGAAACTATTAGCACAACACGCCAACTATGTTATAGTCCATGACACCGAACCCGAATCAGACAAGTTCTTCAAATATACTTGGATGCACAAGTATTATAAATATCAATGGAACTACACTAAGGCGAGACCTCATACTTCAGTCTTCTCCAACTTCATAGACCTACAAGGACTTGACAGGAAATAGGAAAGGTGTGTAGGATGTATACATGAATAGGTTTAATGTTCATCTCACAAAAGACCAAGTATTTTACTTAAAAAACCTAGATGGTGCTTCAATAGCCCAACACATTAGAACCGCAATAGATTCCTATATTCAAGATAAAAAGAACCTTAACGTCAGCACATCAGCCTCAAATGCGTGTAATTTCTGTAACGAGGAGAATAAGGACAAATACAATATCGGAGAACCTAAGTGTTTTTACTGTGGGAGATATATATGAGTGATTTTATAAAAGTAGCCAATTCACCAGTTTTTAAACTCAAAGACAAACAGAACAAAAACTATATGAAGATAAATCTTGTGGATGTATTTGGATTCCCACCAAAAGTAATAATTATTGAGAAAATACCACGAATGAATAATACGTTAATAGTTAGGGGGATAATCCCTGATGACATGGATGAAAGCGAGGTGCAAAATGGAAAAAAGTCCAGTAATTAAATTAAAACCAGAGGAATTTAGTTTCCCAGTTGCCATCCATCATTTAATTGAGGGGAAACGTATTGCAAGAACTTCATGGGGAGATGCCCCAGATTATGGAGTGCTAAAAGATGGATACCTGATGATATTTCGTCAAGATAAGTTTTTTCAATGGATTTTAAATGACGGAGATTTACAAGGCGAGGATTGGCAAGTTTTACCAAATATAAACTAATGTTACCTCAAGAGCAAAGAGAGAAAATTGCGGTCATAGGTGCAACGGGATGGGTAGGCAAATCCATGCTTGAACTTTTCCCTAATGCTTATATGTATTCCCGTCATTTGGGAGACCAAGATGAAGTAAATCGTAGGAGCGTAGCCTTCCTGTGCGTACCTTCGCCTGAGACAGCAGAGGGAAAGCTAGACACCCATATAGTAGAAGATATTATCGCTTGGTGCGAGTGTCCTTTAATTGTCGTTCGTTCTACTGTAAACCCAGGAGATTGTGATAGATGGGCTCAGAAGTATAAGCGAAGAATAGTACACCAGCCAGAATTTTTGGGCGAGACACCGAATCATCCTCTTTTGAATCCGTTAAACACTCCATTTATTATCTTAGGAGGTAAGCAACACAACACTAGAGAAGTAATAGAACTATATGCGACTGTCTATAACGCTAATGTAAAAATACGTCAGGTCAGCCTTTTGGAATCAGAGGTTATCAAACTATCTGAGAATAGAGCGATTGCCTATAAAGCAATGCAAATGCACGAACTTTATAAAGTGTGCGAGAAAGCAGGACTAGATTACTACACCATAAGGGATGCTGTTTACGGAGATGACCCACGATTTGACCTCTGGTTTACGTTTATTTACCCAGAGAAATTAGGGTTTGAGAACTCTAAGTGTCTAAAAAAAGATGTTCCAGCTTGGTGTGCGTGGGCTGAGTCCATCGGAGCAGACCCTCAAGTAACCAAAGCATTAGTAAAAGCAAGCAAAGAGTATGCCTCCTTATGACCTCAGCGTGCTTATACCTGCCCGCTCCGAAGAATTCCTCAATCTCACCGTACAGGACATCCTAAATAAGAAACGTGGTCGCACTGAAGTAATAGTCGGCTTAGATGGTGAATTTGCAGACCCTCCTTTAGAAGACCATCCCGACCTCACAATCCTCTACTATGGTAAATCTATCGGTCAAAGAGCTATGACCAACCAGTGTGCTAAGTTAAGTAAGGCAAAGTGGGTGATGAAAATAGACGCTCACTGTGTCGTAGATGAAGGATTTGATGTTAAGCTCTTAGAGGGAGCGCAAGACAACTGGACTGTAGTTCCTACTCTTTACAACCTACATGGGTTTGACTGGGTATGTAGACACTGTGGTCGCAGAGATTATCAAGGCCCTAGTGAGAAGTATCTTAAATGTCCTAAATGTGGAAAGAACCGAGAGCGTGAGATCATCTTCAAACCCAGACTTAATCGTAAGACTACAGCTTGGAGATTTGATAAGACATTACATTTCCAGTATTGGGGTGAGTACTCACATAAACAAGAAGGAGATTACGCAGACACCTTATCAATTCAAGGGTCTTGCTTTATGCTCACAAGGGATAAGTATTGGGAATTAGATATATGTGATGAGGGACATGGCTCATGGGGACAACAGGGGACAGAAGTGGCTTGTAAAACATGGCTCTCAGGTGGAGAAGTAAAAACGTGCATGAAAACATGGTATTCACATCTATTTAGGACTCAGGGAGGGGACTTCTCATTTCCCTACCCACAGGATAACAAGCAAGTAGAACATTCTCGCTCATACTCAAGGGGATTGTTTATTGAAGGGAAGTGGGATAAAGCTATTCATCCTCTATCGTGGCTACTTGCTAAGTTTTCGCCCGTACCTGATTGGGACAATGAAAAACTTAAAGTAGATAAACCCAAACCCCCAACCAAATCAATCATATATTACACAGATAACGCTCTGAACATGAAAATTGCGACAGCTTGTCGTAAACAAATCTCAAAAGCTAAACTTCCTATCGTTTCCACTTCATTAAAACCTCTTAACTTTGGGAAGAACTTTGTAATGCCGTACAAACGAGGATATGAGGCTTACTTTAGACAAATCCTAAAGTGTTTAGAGGAATCTACTGCGGAGATAATTTACCTCTGCGAGCATGATTGGCTATATCATCCCTCGCACTTCCATTTCACACCTCCTAGAAAAGATACTTTTTATTATAACCATAACTGGTGGAGGGTTAGGTCGTCAGATGGACACGCAGTGCATTACGATACTCAACTACTTCCTGGGCTGGTAGCTTATAGGGAATTGCTTTTAACTCACTACAGAGAGGCTGTTGCTTACATGGAAAAGCATGGGTTTGATTCAGACACAGCTCATAAGGTAGGGTTTGAGCCAGGAACTCATGGGCGAGTACAATTTAGTAGCGGAACTCGTGTAGAAAGATTTGACTCTGAATATCCAATAATTGATATTCGTCACGGTAACAATTTAACGTCCTCAAAATGGTCTCCCGATGAGTTTAGAAGCCCTAAAAATGCTCAAAATTGGCGTGTAGCGGAACATTTAGAAGGATGGGATACAGTTAAGGGTCGATTTGATAAACTTCTCTCCTCGGTTTAAGTTGCAATAAGACAGGGTTGAGGTTTAAGATTGTAACATGACCGACTTCCAAAGACGTTTAATTGAGAGACTGGCGATATTTAAGCAATATGAGAAAGATATTCTTGTTTATGCAAACACAGACGGTGGTCGTTATCTACTTCAGCAAAAAGACAGATTCCCAATCGTTAAGGTTGCTCCTAATGCTTACTTTGAATCACTACCAGATGGTAAAACTAGAGGTACGTTCTGGGGAATAGATGCTGTATCCAACCTATTTATCCCCACTTTAGAAAAATTAAGAATAATTCAGGAGACTAAATACGCTCCTAGCTTATTAGAACAATACGAAGCCTTTTTACACTTCTCAGGTTTGGAAAGAAAATATGCGAGGTTTGGAGATATTCTTCTTGACACCTACAATCCTAGTACCTCATTTGAGGATGGTCGTGTTTTCAGAACAGGTAACGATGAAACTTGGGCGGCGCAGCAAGGTGGAAATGGTCAGGGCGCACAGCAAGGTTCGGCTGATCCAGGTAATGAGTGGTGCCAAATACAGACATCAACTACGTCAGACCAATGGGCGCAGTGTATTCGAGGAATCGCTCAATTTGATACATCGGCCATACCTGATGATTCAATCATAGATGCTGCAACTTTAGGACTCTATGTCGTAAGTGTAGACCAAACAATAGCTGGTCAATCGGTAAATATAGTTAGTGCGCCAACTGGAGATCCTGCAACTCTAGCCTCAGCAGACTATCAGACAATGGGTTCTACTCAAGTTGCTACTGCGATAACTCTTGCCAGCATGACAACTGGTGCATTTAATACATTTACCTTAAACTCAGATGGTAGAGCTTTGGTGTCTATAACTGGAGTGACAAAACTTGGGGTAAGATTTGTTTCAGACATAACAAATTCTCCTCCTACATGGGCATCAAACGTAGGTGCTGCGTTTAATTGTCGTTGGCATACAACAGCAGGAGGGGTAAGCAAACCAGTTTTAACCGTTACATTCTCGTCAATCAGTTCGAGCCTTTCTTCATCACTTTCTCCATCCCTGACTCCCTCCCTTTCCATATCTCTGTCACCATCTCTATCACAATCACTGTCAATATCTCTGTCTCCAAGCTCATCTCCAAGTTTCTCAGGTTCTAATTCGCTGAGTCCATCGCCATCTACAAGCGTTTCTGTTTCCATCAGTGTAAGTCCAAGTTCTTCAATAAGTGTAAGTGAATCAGCGTCAATAAGTCATTCAGCTACAAACTCTCCATCTCCATCCATATCACCAAGCCTTTCCCCATCCTCGACTTTATCGGCCAGCCCATCAAGTTCTACCTCCCCATCCGCTTCTCCCTCTGCGGGATTCGCAATGTTCACCCGTGATGACCAGTCCTCGCTTCCATCTAACGACAATGACTTAACAACGCAATACACAGAACAGGAAGAAGAAGATGTTTCAGTAAGAGACGATACTAGAGTTGGTCAAGCAGGAACTCTACAATACATGATTCACCAGTTTAAGAAGTTTGTGGGTTCTCAAACGTATGCTTTAATTGAGGCAGAGGTTCAATCGACTCTTGATCCCAGATACTCAACTGTTTATTTACAAATCTATAATCGTAATTCCTCAACGTGGGAAACTATTGATTCTAATTCAACCTCAGACTCAGATGTAGACTTTGAATTATCGGCAGTAGTTTCAGATCTTACTAATTACAAAGATGCCAGTAATGTTGTAAGTTGTCGAATCTATCAATTGGCTATTTGACGGTAACTAGATTTGAAGTTTATTATTAGTTATGGCATCAAAAACTGTTACTTATTTTGTTTCCTATTTTGTAGCAGTACCATAATGAAAACATTCTTTGGTTCGCTTCTATTTTTGTTACTTCTTCCTCTCATATTTTTTATGAGATGGGCTAAGGAGGAATAATGGCAGTTTCAGGGAGTAATTTAACAGCAAATTACAATGATGGAGCGGGAAGTTCTTTTTCCACCGCCTCCGTGTCTCCGACTTCAAACAGACTAATTCTACTCACATGCTCGGCACGTAGAACGGACTCTACTCAACCAGTCGCCCCAACTGTTACGGGAAATAGTTTGACATGGGTAAAAATAGCAGAAATATATTTTGACACCACATCAAGTAGTAGAAAAAGTCTATTTTTGTACAGAGCTTTGGGATCATCTCCTGCGTCTGGCGCTGTCACCATAGACTACGGCGCACAAACCATAACGGGATCAAACTGGTCGGTTGACGAATTCTCAGGAATAGATACGTCAGGCACTAATGGGTCTGGTGCAGTAGTGCAATCTGCCACCAATAAGGAAGATGCGGGTGACGGAGGCCAATTAACAGTTACTTTATCGGCTTTTAGTAACACCGCTAACGCTACTTTTGGTTGTTTTTGTCACGATAATACAGGGAATACGTGGGCTGCGGGATCTGGTTTTACCAAAATAGGGACATCGGATTCTCCGACATATAATTCGGTAGGAACAGAATGGAGATCTGACAATTCTACTTCAGTAGATATGTCTGTTGCGAGTGGGGCAGGTGTTAGTATGGGTGGAATAGCTATAGAAATAAAAGCAGCTGCATCAAGTCCAAGCTCGTCAATCTCATCTTCGATCTCACCGTCTCCGAGTTTGAGTATAAGTCTTAGCCCCTCTGCCTCTGTTAGTCCCTCCTCCTCAATAAGTCTTTCTCCTTCAGTTTCTCCATCTGCCAGCGTTTCTCCATCATCGAGCATATCTTTATCACCCTCGATCTCGGTAAGTCTTTCCATTAGTGCATCTCCCTCAAGTTCGGTAAGTCCAAGTTCATCTATTAGTCTATCAATCTCACCCAGTCCTTCCGCTTCTGTGTCTCCGTCATCAAGTATATCTTTGTCACCTTCCGTGTCGGTAAGTATGTCTGAGTCACCCTCGCCAAGTAGTAGCGTTAGCCCATCAAGTAGCATCTCTCCTTCCCCTTCGGTTTCTGTAAGTTTGTCTATTAGTCCCTCGCCATCTTCCTCAGTAAGTCCCAGTTCTTCGATTTCACTAAGTTTTAGTCCTTCTCCGTCTTTGAGCATTTCTTTATCACCGAGCGTATCTGTCTCAGCTTCACCTTCTAACGCATCGTCCGAATCTCTATCAGTATCCTTGTCACCATCCCTATCACCTAGCGTTTCTGAGTCGGTATCTGCTTCCTCATCCGTCTCACCAAGTAGCAGTATATCTTTATCGCCAAGCATATCTGCTTCTGCCTCACAGAGTTTCAGTTCATCTATCTCGCTTTCACCTAGTGTCTCGGCTAGCTCATCAATATCTCCATCCTCTTCACTAAGTGCGAGTGAGTCTGTCTCAGAGAGTATTTCCCAATCAGTTTCGGTATCATTTTCACCAAGTTTATCAATCTCTTTATCTCCTAGCTCATCATCTTCTCTATCCCCATCTTTATCGCAGAGTCTTTCACAATCACTCACTCCAAGTGCTAGTCCATCTATCTCTGCCACCCTAAGTTCATCTTTGAGCATTTCCCCAAGTCCATCGGTGTCAATAAGTCAATCTCCCTCAACTTCCCTATCCATCTCATCCAGTTTTTCTCCGTCACCTTCTGCCTCGCCATCACCCTGTGAACATGAGCTATCAATAGATTACTTCAATATCAGATCAGCGCAACAATATAGCCTAAAGGTAGATTACTTTGAACTTCTTTATCCAATAGCCTTCGCCAACAAATACACCGATTTATCTACCTCTTATACCGATAAATACTCGGTCTTATCAACTTCTTATACCAATAAGTACACAGAATTTGACGCTGTATATCAGGATACATATGGTAAGAAATATGGATGCTACAACGCAAAATATCATCGTAACCTCACGCAGTACACTCGTAAATACCCACCTAACAATACTTAGAGGTTGAATGTAGGTACTTTTGAGGTTTAATATATACCTATGTCAAATTTGTATGAGATTAAGGAATTTCTTGGAGGAATATCTCCTTTTGAAGACAGAGGAATCAAAGGAGCGTTTAAGTTTGGTAAAAATCTCTCAATTAGAAAGAAGGTAGATTCTCTATCTTGTAACCAAGCTCTTATTGAGGAAGGATTACACTCAAGTCACTCACCGTCATCGTCTACATCACCATCTTTATCAGTATCTAGGTCTGTCTCGCCTTCTCCATCGGCTTCACCTAGTCCAACAGCTTCGCCATCTGCTTCTGCGAGTTTTTCTGCATCCGTATCACTTAGTCCATCGACTACGCCATCATCTTCTGGGTCTCCATCACCGTCTCCTTCAAACGGAGCTAACGTATCAACGATATTTCAGGATTTGATTCATTGGTTTGTCAAAGCAACCGATGGATATACATACGGGTTTGGAAACACGGGCTATATTTATAGGCGTGACTCATCAGGATATTGGCAGATAGTTTACAAAGACCCTAATGGTGCAATCCTTGGAGCTGCTGAATGGTACTCAGACACAGGTAAGACTTATCTATATTGGGCTACTTTAAGACAGTTAAATCGTAAACCCTTACCAGGACTTGCCAACTGGAACGATGTAAATGTAGGTGGAACAGGAACATGGCCTAAAACTAACCTAGAAAGTGCAGATTGGCACACAATGACCGAAGGTGGTGGGTCACTAATTATCGCTAATCGTCAGTTTGTTGCTTTAGTTGGATACGATGATTCTTACACAAACGAATTCATTAACCTAATCCCAGGGAATATGGCAACTACTCTAGTAGAAAGAAATGGTCGAACTATAGTCGGAACGGCAAGAGTATCAGACCCAGCACGTTCAATAAACGCTGCAATAGATTCAGAAGTACCTCTAGCTCAGGTCGGAAGCGATGGTGAGATATTCTTTGCCAATATGTCTGATTCAATAGCTGCCAAAAGATTTCCAGGAGGAGGAAAGGTAAACCCAGGAGGGGTTTGTAACGAAGTCAATCAGGCTAACTTCTTTGAGGTTGAACAAAATTCATTAAACTGGATAGACAAGCAGAGTGTTGGGAATATGTCCCTATGGGGAGTCTACAACGCAGATTCAGGGTACAACGGTATATACTCCTATGGTCGTAAAGACAAAGACAAGCCTTTTGTAATGAATATGGAATATGAAATGGATGTTGATGAAATTGGAGCTTTAACTAACGCCAACGGAACTACCTTAGCCTCCTACAGAGATGGGTCTACCTTTGGAGTGCGAGCAGTTGATTCCACAACCAAAGCAGAAGCAGTTTATGAGGGATTAGACTTTAGACCCAAACAGAAACTACCAGTTGAGATTAGTGTATGGAAGCAAGCAGAGCTACAGATGGAACCCTTACCAGCAGGGGCTTGGATTGAATTCTGGTATAAACTTGATAAAACAGGGGATTTTGTAAGAGCCTATGTGGCAGATGGTTCAACCCAAAGATTCACGACAGCAAACAGTAAAAAAGTTATATTTAGAATTCAACGCAGCGGTGAAGTTTTTGAGCCTCGTGTAGTCTTGCATCCAGCGACCAATGATTCCCCAGAGGTTTATAAAATTGTCACATATTTTTCATAAATGCCAGTAGACCAAGTATTTACTCCAAAAGTTGTAGAGGAAAATCCATTCCCGCAAGAGGGTGTCTCAGACGCTACCTCAACTCAGTCTACAAGTGGGCAGGTATTTCGCCCAGAGCAGACTAAGGAACAATCTTTCCCAACCAAGAGAGTAGCTGTTGAGTTACTAAGTGTTGCTCTTAATACTAAAAGTAAAAAAGTCTTACAGGAGTTTGAGTTAGTACAATCAGGTGGATTTCAAATAGGTAAGTATGAGAATGGAGTCTCAGGAGATGTTCGTATCACTCCAAATGGCATAACGGGTAGAGACCAATCTGGGAACACGACTTTTGGAGTAGATGCCACTACTGGAGATGCTGTATTTACTGGAACTTTGCAATCAAGGTCTCTTATTACAGGAGACGTTGCCGTTGGAGATGGTAATATCCTAATTGACGGAGATAATAGAAGAATGATATGGTTTGATGAGGCGACAGGTTTACCAATTATCGTAATCGGAAATGTCGGTTAAACTATGGCAACTAAGGTTTTCAAAGTTGCTCTTTCGGGTTACAACGCAACAACTGACACAAACCCAAATCACTTTTCTTTATATGTAGACCAGTTAGTTGATTACATCTTAATCAAAGAAAAAGCGGTTGCTACTGTAAGTGTTGCAGGAACTTCAAATATAGCTCATGGATTGGGATATGTTCCTCATTGTATAGTCTTCGTTGAGACTTCTACAGGAGTATGGCGTAAGCTATTTAGCTCGCCTATCAATGGCTCAGGCTATTGGTTTGAGGTAAACTCTACCAATCTAGTTCTTAGAAACACAGGAGCAGCTAAAAACTTTAGTTATCATATATTTTATGACAATATAACATGACATACGTTGTAGCAGTAGCAAAAATAGGAGAGAGGGCTGATTCCACAGACCCAAATGACTTTATCTTTCATTCTTCTTACAATACGTTCAAAATCGTATTGGAGGGAACAAAGTCCGTAACTTTAGCTGCCGCAACCAATAATCAATCTTTTACTCAAGCTCATGGATTAAGATTTATTCCCTTAGTAGACGCTTTTGCCAAACTTTCAACCGATGCTGTCGTCTGTCGTCCTAATGGAGTTATCATTGAGACATGGGGAAATAAAGCTAGTTTTGCTGGCGATGTGAAATTTAACTACATATCCGCCGATGCTACAAATATAACTTTTAATTTTGATAAGGCTAATGCTGGAACAGAAGACGTTTCTATTAGATATTTTTGCTTAGAAAAGGTGGACTAAAATGGCAACATTTACACAGGCGATTCAAAGCAGTAATGATAACGGGTCAAAGTTCGGAAGTGGAAGTTCGTGGACTACTACTTACGTTCAAATGGGATTAACCATATCCACTGGTTCCGCCAGCGGCGCATTTCGTTTTACAGGCGTAACTATCCCTGCAGCCTCAACTATAACCTCAGCCAAAATTACTTGGTATCCTTCGGGAACGTATAGTGCTGACAGAATTATTCTTCAAATAGCGGGGATAGACGAAGACAATACTGCGGATTTTTCATCGAGTCCTCTTGGAAGAACAAAAACTACAGCTACGGTTACTGGATACCATCCGAACCCTTCAACAAATGGAGTGGCGAAAGATACCCCAAGCCTTACCGCTATAGTTCAAGAGATTGTAGACAGAGCTGGATGGAGTTCTGGGAACGCTATGGGGTTCATTATAGAAGATAATGGAGGAACGGCCGATAACACAATGAATTGGAGTGACTATAATGACCCTGCTGGACAGGAGGCGGTTCTGACAATAGATTATGCTGGAAACTCTCCCTCTCCCAGTATAACTCCCTCATCTAGTATTAGCCTCTCCCCTTCTTCAAGCACTTCGCCAAGTTCTAGTTTTTCAGCATCCTCTTCATTTTCTCCCTCTGCATCGCCATCACCAAGCGCAGCTCCCACTTACGGAACGTATTTAAGGGTAGCAAAATCAGGAGTAAATGCTCTTACCAATTCTGACCCTGAGAAAATGAAATTTGATTCTGCGTATGGAACCTTAAAATACTACACTAAGCAAACAAAACAAGTAACTTTCACAGCGGGTGCGCCAGATAACTATGTTTCTGGCAGTGCGACCTATACTCACTCTCTAGGCTATTACCCCTTTACCGAAGTGTTTGTCAGAGTATATATAGGAAGTCCATCAGGAAATTACGAGTACTGTCCTTTTTTTGGGTCAGGAGCTTCTGTTGCTTACAGCGCAAATTATAAAATAACAACTACAGACATAGTTGTTTATGGGTCAGTGGACGGTGTATCTTCAAGTACATGGGTTTTTGATTTTCTCATCTTTGTTTACAAAAACGACCTCAACTTATAACTTGCATTCAACTAGATTCATAGTCTATCCTTAACCTATGGATTTATTTTCGGTTCTCCAGACTACAGTACAAAATGAACTCACTGTGGGTTCGGAATCTACTCTATTCCCCTTAGATACGGTTAAATTAGCAATAAACAGAGCCTACAGAAAGGCTGGGGGACTATTTAGATGGCCGTCATTGGAAGACGCCAAGAAAACCTCTACAGTGTCCTCACAAGAATACTACGATTATCCTGACACTTGGAGACCTGATTCTATTTGGAAACTTGTTGTTGATACCTACGATTATGGCGACCCAGTAGTGTTTAAGGACTACTTGTACGAAAAAGAACAAGACATCCCGTCAGGGGCTACTTATCTGTGGGCAAATCAATGGAGAAGATTTTTTATCTATCCCACTCCTACCTCAACAGGTTCAAACAATATAAGTATATGGGGAGTTAAAAATGTAGAGACTCTAACTTCAGATTCAGATGTTACAATCTTCTCTTACTCAATGCCTGAATGTAATGAGGCGATTGTTTTAGAGGCTGTTGCCATTTTAAGAAGCAAGGGAGAAGATGACAAAGGAGCTATGTTTAAGTCAGCACAAGCTCAACAAATCTTAACAACCTCATTTATGAAAATTAAACAAGAGAACGCAAAGTACGAAAAAACACAGCCATTCTTTAGTGTTCCTGATTATTTTGCTGACCAGGGCAAGAAACAGAATACTGGAAATTTTGACTAATATATGGAATACGACCCAAATTGGAGACAAAAAGCACTTGATATAGGAGACGACCAAAACTCTGCTAAATATGCTGGTATGAGAGCAGCAGAGGCTTCTATGAACTCAGGAGGTGGAGGTGGAGCAGGAGCTAACGTAAGTGGAATGTTCCAACAGCCCACAATGGACTTACAAGGGATTTATCAGAAACTATACGACACTTCAGGAATTAAAGACACGCAGGCTCAGTACGATACTCTACAAGGTCAACTAACCGAAAGACAAAAAGCTCGTGATTCAGTTCTAGCTAAGATTAACGACAATCCTTTTTACTCAGAGGGAACTCGTGTGGGACGAGCAGCAAAGGTGCAGGATGCTTACAACAACGAAGCTGTTACTTTCACCAATCAACAAAAACTAGCTCAGGACAAAATCGCTACTCAGAAAGCAGACATTGAAACCAGAGTAAACATCGCTACTAAACAGTTTGATATTAACTCCCAACAAGCCAAACAAGCATTTGACCAATTCACTACCTTACTAGAATCGGGTGCTTTAGACAACGCATCAGGAAGCGATATTGCTAACATCACAAGAGCTACGGGAGTCTCCTCAGCAATGATTCAGAGTGCTGTAAACGCACAGAAGCAGAAGAACGTTAAGACCTCAATTCAATCTTATGACGATGGAACAAATCAAGGCTATGCAGTAATCGACTCAAATACAGGTAAGATTATCAACCAACAGGTAATCGCAGCGAGTAAGCCTGAGAAAGCAACTGGGGGAGCAGAAACTAAAAAAGAAACAGCTCAGAACGAAGCTCAATACTTAATTCAACTTTACAAAAACACTAATAAAAGTAACCCTTCATGGGCTAAGGGGCATGATTTAAGAAATAAATACTCACCCAAAGACTTCAAAAACATGCTACTCGTTCAATACCCTTCTCAGGCAGACTATATTAAAAGTATTAAATTTTAACCTTATGGCGACCAATCCTTTCGCCAAGTACCTAACTGGTACGACAACTCCATCTAAAACAACGGGGGGTGGTAGTCTTTATGCTACCTACTCTAGTCCTACTTGGAAACCCACAGCTACCACTGTTAAAAAAACAGTGTCTACACCCACTCCATCGCCAGTTGAGAAACTCATTAAAGACGTTACTGGTAAAAGTATCAAATTAAGCACAATTATCCCCACCCTACAGCCTAAAGTTCAAGCAAAGGCAGCTACTGTCAAGGACTATGAGAAATTAGAAAAAAAACCCTTACAGTTAAAGCCAGGACAAAAGAAACTCAACTCTACTCAGCTCAAACAAATACAGGGTCTTAACGACAAGCAAAGCACTTCGGCTCAAATGACTCCGCAAATTAAACTAGCAGGATATAAGAGAATAGAAGACAGAGATAAACAGGTAGCTCAAGAAGTTAAAGCAGCAACCAGAACCAAATTAAAGCCAGGATATAAAGAGCCTGGAATTGGAGGCTCGTTTGTAGAAAGCGCACAACAAGGCACGGCACAAGCTCTTTCCTCATTTGGAGCCACTGGGGAGATGATTGGAAACTCAACAGGATTACTATTTCTCTCAGAGGGTGGAGCCAAAATTAGAAAGAAGTTTGATAAATTCATAGCCTCAAATCCTGAGTTAAACGCTCCTGATAATATGAGTTGGAAAGACCCTCGTATGTATTCACGTCTCGCTGGGGCGGCAATTCCATCGCTTTTAGGTGGAGTTATCGCAGCCATCGGAGGTACTGTAGCAGCGGGTGGAAATCCAGTCGGAGGAGCTGTCTCAGCCGCAGCTTATGGATATTCTCTAAATGCAGGTTCTACTTATCAAGAAGCCAAAAAATCAGGTGTCGGAGAAGCTGAGTCATTTATTAAAGGAAACACCGTAGGCACTATAAATGGTATTTTAGAGTCTCTGACACCATCAAAAATAGTCAATAAAATCCCTGCCTCAGCTAAAAAAGAAATCTCTAAGTCATTGGTTAAATTCATCGCACAGCAAGCTAAAAAACGAGGCATCAAAATCCTAGAAAATGGTACTTTAGAGGGAACTACTGAGGCAATTCAGCAGGTAGTCTCAAACGCAGTAGCCCAAAGTTATGATAAGAATAGAAAATTATGGGATGGTATAGCGGAGAACTTTGTAGGAGGTTTCTTAGGTGGTGGAGCAGCAGGAACATTTGAAGGGGATATAAAGGTCAATAAAACCGATTTATTAGAATCTCTACCAGATGGAGAAACAACCCCACAAGAAATCATAGGAGCAGTTATCGCATCAGGACAGCAAGACACCTCGCAGGGTAAAGAACTTATTAAGTCGGCAGTAGAGGCTCGTGAGGCAGGTCAAAATGTGGTCATAAACAAAACCCCAGAACAAATTGAAGAAGATGAGATTCAAGAATCCCTGCTCAACAGCGACATAGCTAAAGAAGAAGAAACCAAAGCCACCCCTAAGACCGAGAAAGCCACCGAGGATATTAAAGACATTCAAGAGAATCAAGAAATGAGGCGGCAAGAAAATGAAGCCAAAAAATCAATCTTAGAACAATTTACAGGCGACCAGATTAAGGCCATGAGAACAATCAAACAATCTATGGAGAGTCGTGAAAATAAAGGCAAAGACGCTATCACAGTTGAGGAACTACCAAGCTATCAAAAGAATATACACGATGTGATGTCTGCAATCGGTACAAACTCCACAGACGAGGCTTTAAGGTTTATAAGAGAGGACTTGCCATCTCCACTGGTAAATGCCTCTACAAGGGCAGAATTAGAGCAAATTAAGGTACTCAAATCTCATATCACACCAAAAGAGGTTGAAGTCCCACGAAATCAACTGCCTGTAGGTGAAGGGGAACGGCTGGTTAGCCGTCATGCCGCTAACATGAAGAATTTTATCGGAAAAGCTAATCAGGAACAGATTGATGAACTTGGACTCTCCACCTACAACAAAATGAATGACGATAAGATAATAGCAAAAGCAGCCGAATATGTAACAAATAACAGAAAAGAAGCTATGGATGTCTTGTTAGGCAAAAAGGAAGCCCCAGCGGGATTGTTTCCTGAAGTAATCTACGTTGCTATGATAAATTCTAAAGATGCGAAGACAGATATGTCCTTAGCCACAGCGTTAGCATCTTTACAAGCTACCGCATTAGGTCAAAGGCTTCAAATTTTATCTCAAATAGATAAAAACAATCCTATTAAAATTCTTAATAAAATCTATAAAATCATAGAGGGAGACGTAATGGCTCGCAACAAAGGTAAATCAATTAAAGAAATACAAACTAAAAACGTCAAAGATATGAACTCCAAAGTAGTTAAGCCTAATAAGGGCGATTGGTTTGCGTTTGTTGATAGTTTACAATGTTAATATGAAATTCTGTTTAACCAAAGATACAATCTTAAACTTCAAAAAAGCCATGAAAAGTGGTGAAATAGTAGTAGAAGAGATGTATGGAATGACACCTGACGAGAGGGTTGCTCTATTGGAAAAGTATGTAGGTAAAGAAAACGCCAAACAAGTAAATGGACTTTATGAGAGTAAGTTACTTCTTAAAAGAAAAGAAGAGGGAATGATAACATGGGCTAAGACCGTTATAAAAGACCCCGTAAGACGCAAAACAGCAATTGAAAAGATACTAGTTCAGATTAAAAAAGACCAAGAGATTTTAGACTACAACAACAAAGTCGCAGAGGGAGAAATTAAACTCAAGAAAGACGAAACCCTCAGAGAGACTGTTCTTCTGGGGGCTGGTGAGTTAGCTTTTCAAAGCGACCTTGTGAACACTAAATTAGGTCTTGAAATTAACAAGGAACAAGCTGCCAAAATAGTCAAATTATCAGAGGGAATGAGCGAGTTAGCTCTTCAGAAAGGCTATCTAGGACTTCCAACCAAAGAGTACATGACTAGAGTTAAAGCACTGGCTGATTATATTACCGAAATTACCCCATCAGCCCCAGTTAATGCGGTAAAAATAGCTGGAGAGATAGTGTCTCTACCAAGAACTATGATGACGATGTTAGACTTCTCAGCTTCTTTAAGGCAGGGAGTGTTTCTTGTGGCTTCTCATCCCGTTGCTTTCACAAAGGCGTTTTTTAAGCAATTTGCACCAGCGTTTAGTGAAAAGGCTTACCAAAAAGTCATAACCGACATTCAGACAGACCCTTACTATTCACTAGCCGAGAAATCAGGTCTAGCGATTACAGACCTTAACAGTAACGTGCTAAAACGAGAGGAAGCGTTTTTGAATAGTTGGCTAGAAAAAATCCCAGTTTTAGGTCGAATTCCAAGAGGTTCTGCAAGGTCGTATACAGCTTTTCTTGACGCTCTAAGGTTTGATGTTTTTAAGACTATGGTTCGTAACGCAGACCAAGCGGGTCGTGACCCATCTAATGACCCTGAGTTAGTGAAGAAAATATCAAGTTTCGTAAATACAGCTTCAGGCCGAGGAGAATTATCAGGGTCACTTGAGAAAATAGCTCCTGAGCTGACTCAAGCACTTTTTTCTCCAAGACTCATAAGCTCACGGGTATCTCTTTTGAACCCTGTTTACTACGCACGACTAGACCCATTTGTTCGTAAAGAAGCTATTAAGTCATTGTTTGCGTTTGCCTCACTAGGATTAACCATTCTTGGATTGGCTGCTCTAAACGGAGCTGAGGTTGAAAGAGACCCACGTTCCACAGACTTTGGCAAGATTAAAATAGGTCGCACAAGAATTGATATATGGGGAGGATTTCAGCAATACATAAGACTAGCAGCTCAACTTATCACCAACGAGAAGAAAAACACCTCCACAGGTGAGATACAAGACTTGAACGAAGGATACAAAGCCTATGGTAGATGGGGAACCCTAAGTAAGTTTGCTGAGGGTAAATCTGCTCCTGTAACTTCTTATCTTATAGGGTGGCTTAAAGGCGTGAACTTTGAGGGAGATGATTTTGACCCCAAAAGCGAAGCTCTTGAAAGAAGCGTTCCTATCATGTCTAAGGACATCTATGACTTAGTGGCTCAGGGAGATATTGACTCCTTAAAATATCAGGGACTTGCAACTTTCGGAATAGGAGTTCAGACGTATGATAAAAATGCTCATAAGATAAATTGGGAGCAAAGCGATACTAAGGAACTCAAACAGTTCAAAGAAGAAGTAGGTCAAGAACAGTTTAACCAAGCCAATGAGATGTTTAACCGAGATTATAACGCATGGTATCAGAACACCATAAACAGCAAAATCTATCAAGGTTTGTCCCCAGAGGGGAAGAAGGATATCATAAGTAAAGGTAAAGCAGCTTTTAAAGATAGAGTATTTGAAGAGTATGACTTTGAATACGAACGAGAAGAAGCCTCAGACGAAGAAACAGACGCTAAGGACGAACTACTACCAGAATAATTTGCATATAAATAGTCTAATAGACTACCATTAAACATGACAATAACTCAAAAGCCTAGTCCTAACTTTGACAGTAATAGAGTAACAATCGACAGGATTTTAAGCGAACTTGCCATTGATTCTTTTTCTGTTCTTCCAATGGTCGCCACCCGTTTTATGAAGTTTATTATGTTCGCTTATAGACATCAGCTGAAGATTCTCAGGACTATTATCAAGTTTATCGTGGTTTATATGGTGAACTTTTTCAATCGTGGAGTTTATCTTACGACCAAGTTTCTTTTCCATGACAAGAACATGAACAAATCGCTTAGTTTTATTATCTCTAGCATATCCCCAAGGATTGACATGAAACCCACCTTTATACCTTCTTTTGTTATAACAATCAAAACATATCTGAGATTTATATCCCGTAAGTGGTCTTTGGCACTTACCGCAAAACCTTCCACCTTTCCAGTTCGGGTTAGCAGAACCAACATAACTACGCCTATTCATATTAAAAATTATACCATATTTAGGAATACAATACTATCTATATGAACATCATTCAAAAGCCCAGTCCTAATTACGATAGTAATCGGTTGCCTATAACAAAAATCTTAATTCACTGGATTGTAGGGAACCTCTCAACAGCAGACGCTCAGTTTGCTAAACCCAACTCTACCTCAGCACACTACGGAATAGAAAATAACGAAGTTCATCAGTATGTTCAAGAGAATAAAGTAGCTTATCACGCAGGTAATTATCCTTTCAATCAACGCTCTATAGGGATAGAACACTCCGCAGCACCTGATAGACCAGCTACAGAAGAAACCTACAAAACCTCAGGACAATTAGTAAGAGAGATTGCAGCCCGTTACAATATCCCTTTAGATAGACAACATATCATGCGACACTCAGAGGTCGTAGCTACTCAATGTTGCGGAACTATAGATATAGATAAAATTATTAGTTACGCTAAACAAGGCACACAACCACCTATGGATAATGAAGCAAAGCTAAGACTGAGAGCTAAAGTATCAGTAGATAATATATTAAATTATTTAAGAGATACAAAACTTAGAGACCAAAAGGGAGAGCAGTATGTTGAAAATGCCGCCTCAGAGTTATGGCTTGATACTGATTCAGACCCTAAGTTCTTGGGACTTATGAAAAGAATCTTTAGAGACTATGCGGGTTTACAGATAACGGGTTATTGTAGCCCAGCAGAGTTAGCAAAAGCCAAAGAAGAAGGACGAAAACAGGGGAGACAAGAGATTAAAGACATAGTAAAGGGTTTGGCGTAAGCTAGAGCCTTAGAAGATAGGTAGCAGACAGTTATAAATAGTGCTAATTGCTACCCTAGTTCAGTTTAGAAACATGAAAATTACAAAAAAACAGCAGATATTAACAGAAAAATTATTAGAAATTGAAAAAGGAATTGAGCAAAAGGTAAAAAAACAACGCATAGAGGGTCTCGCAAGAGGCATGGATATATGGGATAAGATAAAACTATTTATACGGATATGAGTGACGATGCAAGACATGTAACCCCAATAGTATTTAGCGTTATAGCAGCCATAGGTGGAGTGGCAAGATATTCTGTATCCTATCTTGACGGACAACCATTCTCTTTTTCAAAGTTTATCGCTAGTGTATTTGTTTCAGGATTTGCAGGACTTATGTTTGGATATTTTGGAATCTCTCTTGGACTTAAAAATGAAATACTCTTTGTCTTCTCGGGAATAGGGGGCTTCTCTGGAACTGCCTCCATCCATTATTTATTTGACCAGATAACACGAAGGGAGCGTGAAAAATGAAACAATCTAAAAAGTTTAACTTAAATTGGGGAGATATAAGAAATCAAATTAAAGCTTCCATTGTCTGGCTTGCTCCCCTTGTGGTTTTGTACATCGCACAGCTACAAGGTGCGCTTATAGACCATAAAACCCTTACCTTAGCCGATTTAACGCCAAATGAGATGACTGTAGGAGCTGTGCAGTTATATGTAATCAATCAAGCATACGGACTTTTTAATAAGTTTGTGGCAGGAAAATGAAAGAACACCTAGACCGATATGCTCGTATCGCTCAGATAGAGCAGGATAGAGAGGCAAATAAACATAAAGGAGGTCTGTCGGGTATGCAAGATCCCTATTTAGAGGTAAAGCCTACTCCTTTAATTGTGGATGGGAAACCACTTCTTGCCCTCCCACTTCGTGTAGCAAAGACTCTATTTAGAAGGCCTTAACAACCAATAGGAGGTTAGTTAGACTGCTTTATAAAACTTTTAAGGGTTTTCGTAAGCAAACTCCTACAGGCTATTAAAGTCTCTAAGAACTTAATGCTGGGAGGCAGATATTGACCTGCACGGAATCTCAAGTCTTTAACTCACCGCACAACTTCCCAGCACTAAACCCTCATATATCTTTATAAGAGCTAAGTTCTGCATAGGTAACGACCCTTCCTTTACGCATTCACTCCTTAAACGGACAGTCTTTATTGTTCTACGTCTTAGAGGCAACCTAGGTGGTAGGCTCACAAAGCTTTCGCCTCTTCCTATACAGAACTAAACCCTCAAAAGAACCACACCTTTAATAATATCAGAAACCCAATCCCTAAGAAAATAAAAAACCAATCTGTCCAATGAAAATCTATATCCATTAGTGTAACCCTCCACCAGCTATAGACAATACCCACAGAACGAGCATGAATATCAAAACTCCTATGACAAATGATAATAAGTTACCCATAAGACGGTAGTACCATCGGTATTTAATTGGTAGATCGGTATAGTTTTTCATAATCTTTTAGGGTTCAGGGCTTATGGCATATACAAGCACACCCACAATAATAAATAATAAAATCAAAAATACACTAAGCTGAGTTAAATAAAATAAATAGTCGTTCATTTCTCTGATAGGTTAGATAATTTAGACTTAAACTCTTTCCAATCTTCTAAGCGGATATTTATTCCTGTTATCATCCAGCCAGTTTTTGACTGCTCAAACATCTTAAACCTTTTCTCTATTTCCCCTATAATTTTCTCCTGTATCTCCCGCTCTTTGGCTTGGAGGGCTGAATCAAGAAACCCTTTAATTATCCTAACGCCTTCTTCATCGGGTGGAGTCATGTTGGCTTCTGCCATGTTTTCGTCATAATCTACATGAGCTAAGTAAAAAAGTTCTTTAACTAAAGCTCTTATCTTCTCCTCAATTAGCGTTTCATTGGTTAGTGGTTTCATAGGGTTAGAATAAAACTTCTTGGGCTAAACGATTATTGGCTATCTTAATATACTGTGGGTCTAGTTCTATGCCTATATATCTGCGACTCGTATTCTTGCAAGCGACTGCGGTAGTGCCACTTCCTATGCAATTATCTAACACAAGGTCGCCTTCATTTGTGTATGTCTTGATGAGGTACTCAAAGAGAGCTACTGGTTTTTGGGTTGGGTGTTGAGAATTGTTGTTTGGATTAGCTACTGTTTGAACACTTTGTGGAAAGCGATTGCCATCATCTTTATTTCTAATTCTTTTTATATTTCCCATAACTCCCTCTTTATTAGATAAAGGATTATTGATTGTTTTTCGCTTATCAATTTTATCTTCACTTACTTGATATTTCTGCGGATTATATTTTATCTTACCTTTTCCGAAAACGAGTATATTTTCGTGCATTTTCCACGGCATATGTTTAAGAGTTGCAAAATTACTGCCCTTAGTCTTTTTCCATATCCATTCGTACTTAAACATTTTAGGATTACTCATAACGAGGGCTGAAGTGAAGGGTTGCGAAGCGGTTAAAACTATAGCTCCGTTATCCTTAATAACTCTTTTGTACTGCTCCCATAAAGGCTCAAAAGGAATAATAGTGTCCCACGAACAAGCGGTAGTCCCGTAGGGTAGGTCACACAATATCATATCTACAGACTTGTCAGGTAATAAGGGCATCACTTCTAAACAATCCCCCTCTATTATTTTATTTATGTATTTGTCCATATCCTCTAATGAGAAAGTAAATAATCTTTTAACTTTTTGAGCGGAACACTAAAACTTGAACTACCACCCTCCCACTTTCCACCATTATCATCATCTTCAAAATACCTCATGTGTACATGAAGCCTGTCTTTTTGTTGTTCAAAGGTTGTTTCACACCATTCTTCTTTTATCACTAACTTCTTCTCAATCTTGGTTGGTTTGGGGGAGGACTTTACTTTTATCTGACCACATTTACACACAGCTGTACTTCCATAGACTTTATATCTGTGTATATGCTTCTTCTTCTCTACTTCCTTTTTTATTCTTTTCATGGGTTTGGGTAAATCATCAACCCAATATCTATTAGGAACTCTTTTAACTTCACTTTCACTAAGCTCTCTATAGGCTGTATGCGTTTGCCTAACTCCATTTTTAATTCTTATGTGTAAGTATTTAATTCGTTTATTTAGTTTCATACAATGTTAATTAGATGATGGGTTAGCAACCACAAAACTTGCAAATAATAGACTTTCCTTTAGGAGAGGCGGCTTCACTAAAAAAATCCCACTTCTTAGTTCCGAAAGGAATTGATACAAAATAGAATTCGCCACAATTATCACACTCTCTTTTTACCTTATACATCTTCTTTATAGATTTCTTAGGTTTTTCTTTTCCACACTTACATTGATGATACTCTGCATATTTCTCCAGCGTAGGATAAGCGTTAGCATCAAATGGTATATATTCGTGAACGTGCCTCTTAGATTTCTTAGGTTTGAGGGGGGATAACTTTTTAGGATTACAGAAGTCGTCTTTACCAATTTCTATAACGGGATACGTTTCATCAAAAGTCGTGCCTTTGTAAGTTCCAGTTTTCCCCAGATGACTTGGGTTCCCACCCGCACAAACAATTACTTTTACTCTATCCCCTACTTTATATACTTGTTTCTTACCTTTTTTAATTGACATATTATTTTTCATAATTAGTATCTCTATCTCCGTAATCGTCATGTTCGCCTGTGTCCTCTAAGATATTTCTTGAAACCATACGCTCTATATTTGCTCTATGTTCAGGAGTGAGCTTAGACCATGGGATTGCTCGCCCATCTTTTGTTATCCAAATTCTTTCTTTTTTCATAAGGTTATTTAAGAACTTTTAATAAAATCAGGGTTCTCATAAATGTTACCGATGACTTCCCACCAATAAGATTTGAAGTGGAGGTATTCCCCATCTTGGCTCATCGGCACGAGTTCAGAACCCTCCCATTTAACACTATAGATTTTAGGTAAATAATTATTTGAATCTCTACCTTTATTATCTTCCCAACCATCAATACCTTTAACAATATCCCCCTCATATATCTCTTTTCCATTTTTATCTTTCAGACCTGTCCATCTGCCTCTAAATTGAAACTTGCCTCGTCTAAAAGTAGTAGCTATGAGTTCCTGTAAGGGATAGATTTGTGTTAGGTTTTTGTCCTTATCATGAAGCCTAAACTTAATTTCCTTAAAAATGGGCTCGGTGGCTACAAATTGTCCGTTGGGATTTCTCTTCCCAACATCTTCAATGCTTGCATGAGCTGATTGATTTTCAATAAGTCTTAGATTTGATAGCTCGTTGTTGCTTCTGTTTCCGTCAATGTGGTGAATTACCTCGGAAGCATGAAGAAATCTTTTAAGTTTCTGTTCCATTACGAGGCGGTGTTCTTTCACATATCCACGCTTTGTAGCTAATGGGTGTTCCGTAACTAATCGGTAAACATATCCCTGACTAACATATAAACCCTTAGCGTCCCTATGTAAAGGCTTCTTCATTCTAACATCAAACCATCTTTGATGAGTTTCGCTATACGCTCTAAACTTTATAATTCTCATATATATTTATTTAATTGATAATAGTAAAAAACATCTTCCTACTTTAGTGAAACAGACTATTTTACCTTTGTTAAAAAACTCGTATTGGTTCTTCTCCGAGAAGGCAAAGTATGATAAAGATACAGCTACTAAGGTTGTAATAAGTGCGGTTAAGATTATGATTTTTATAGATGTTCTTCTCATAGACTCAGTCTAACATAAACCATTAAACAATGCAAGTAGTAAATAAAGAACCTATATAATTTCTCACAGGTTTTATTTTTTCTGCGGGCGGATTTGTAAAATGAAGGTATAGAATCAGAATCCCAACACTAATAACCCACGATACTGAGAGAATTATAAAACTTACTATTAAATGATGTTTCATATATGTTTTTTAACTTCCTTACCACCTCGCCCCCTACCCCCATAACTATATACATAGTCTTATTAGGTTTCATTCCACCAGAGCTAAAGATAAACGCATTGGGTCTTGTATGACTCTCACATACTCCTCCTTATCTTATTTGTTTTACTTTTTCGGTGCCGAGAATGGCTTATTTAGCACCTATACAAAAACGCTCATGCCATAGGTTTCGGATTACTATCCGATGTTCTACTCTTCATCTTCCTTATTAGAAAACGAATTGCTAATAGGGGATGTTCTAAAGCGTTTGAAGTACACCAGTATCCAAATCTAAGACAAGCATGAGTTTTAGGAGCGTCAGGACTAAACCCTGCGGTTAAGTAAGCGTGAGTAAAAGTAGTTGTGTATATTTCTGAAACCATAAAAAAACAGCGGCTTAATCTGAATACGGTACAGTTTAGAGGTGAAACCGTACCCAGACTAAAACGCTGTTTCTCTAAACTGTTTGTACTCGCCTAGATTTCTAAGCTGCTGAGCAAGCCCAGCAACCTATCAATCTATAATAAATATACCAAACTAATCACTTACTTGTCAACTCTTTTATCTCAATCTCTATTTTCTGGTCGTTCTTATCTACTTTGATTCTCTCTATCTGTAGGTAGTGTACCAAGCTATCGTTCTCAATCACTCCTGCCTTTTGCAGAGCGTCCTGTAGAGCTTTTAGTAAATTGTCTAGGTCGCCTCTACTCCATAAATACGCCTTAATATACAGTCCTACTGGTGTTGTGTGAGTAACTTTGTACTGGGTCTTAATCTTGTAGTGGGCTTCCTCAAACCACGCCTTTCCTTCCTCAGTTATGTATCTTATGGGGAAACGTCCTCTTATATTAAGTCCGTATAAGTGATTGACCGAAGGAGGTCTGCTTAGGGTTATCATCTTGCGTCTATAATATCCTGAAGTAACTCTCTCATTTGCTCTCTCGGCCACTTCTCTATTACTTGATGGCAAGGATTACAGGCTAAAACAACTATTCGTAGCTGTTCGCCTTTCAGGTATCTTCGCTTGTCTAGGTGTGCAAAGCCTAAAGCATTGTTGCGCCAACAGACAGGAAAATGTATCTCACAGGTAGTAATTCCCTTGTCCTCAAACTCTACGACCAGTTCTTTTCGTAGCTCATTCCATTCTTTAGTCCGCTTTCCAGCTTTCATAGTATGCCTATCTTTCCAAAATAATCGTGTAATTCTCCGCCATATGTCTGAATGAAGTTATGAGCTTTCTCCTCTACAGTTTCATTCATCCACTTAAAAGCCCAATCACATTTATTATTGTATTGGTCATAACGAATAACTATAATCTTTTCTACTTCCAATCCTTTGAGTTTACAAGCTAATCCGTACATATCTAATTGTTCACTATTAAGATACGACAGAGCAGAACGCTTACCAGTTTTTAATTCAATCACGGTCGGGGAATCATAAATATCCAACTTAGCTACTAAAGTAAAGTGTTCAGAGTAGTCTATTTCTAACTTCATCTGTGTTTGTGGTTTCACAAGGCGGTAATCTAAAAATTCTTTGGTCAGCTTCTTATTAGCAGTCGCACTTTCCATCTGCTTATCATCCCATTCAATACCTTCTTGCATTTGTCTAGTTCGGGGCATTTCCTTATGAAGATACATATTCACGCAGTCATCTACCCTTCCAGCTTTCCACATATTCAGGAGAGAGTAACTTACTCGGAGCTTGTTCATTCTTTCAAGCTAATTGATAATTTTCCTTCTCGTTGTGTTTCCTCAATCCCTTTTGGTAAAGTTCCATTCTCTTTTATATATGCGTCTACCTTGTCAGCGTCTACATATTTTCTAGTGATTACAAACTCATCTTCTACTTGAGAGTTCATTTCATACCTTGCTCCATATTCTCGAACGGATATTTTTACCTTTTCACCTTCTACACCCTTAAAATTCGGCATTATTGCGTTCCCACTTATTAAAATCTGCTCTTTAAGTTCCTCTTTTAGCTTATCAACCTGCTTACAAAACTGCAAAAACTTTAGAAGTGATAGTTCAGCTTTCCCATTTAGAACGATTGCGTTACCCTCTTTTACAAGGGCAGTCATCTCGTTTAGATTGAAGACTAAATCGGTAGTTTTAGATTGAGTAGCCACTTGGTTGTATATGATTTATAACAGCCATATCTCCAAATGTATTTTTGCTCCACTGGTTGTAGACTTTCCCAGCCTCGTCTTCATTTTCAAACCGACCTAAGTACCTCAATTTTCCATCTATGTAGATATTCACTTCCCATTTCTTACCTTTAGCACATACTCCGAAGTACTTAGATGTTTTCTTCCTCTTTGAGTTACAGGCATTGAGAGATTTTGTAGCCACTCTCAAATTAGACCTCTGATTGTCTAGCTTATCTTGATTTATATGGTCTATTATGTACCCGACTGGCGGTTGTAGTACTATGTGATGTAGAAAAACCATTCGTTTCTTATCTTCTGACCTTTTTCCATATCTCTTAGTGATACAAACATAACCATCTTTGTTCACTCGCCATTTTCTAGGAGTAAGAGCTAGTAGATTATATACGTCATTGTCTATTTTAGAGTATTTTCCGATACCATGACTGCCCGTAAGTTTCAACAATCTCATATTGAGTAGCCTTGTGGCTTTCCGAAGCACATAGAGCCTGGAGCCAATGAATGACCCGTATAAGGTTTCCCAGTCTTTTTAGATACCTTATTCTCGAGTGGTACGTTGTGGATAGGGCACATTTTTGCCTCTGTAGTAGGGCTAGAAGGGGCATTTACAGGTGGAGTAGTGGGGATATACGCTGGAGCAGTTGCAATAGGCGTAGGGGGTAATTTTGGAGTAGTAGCAAAAGTAGCGTTCATTTCCACTTCTTTGTCTATCATATTTTTCTTAAAGTCTACAGCCTCATCAATCTTAAACCACGCCTCTACATTCTTAACTTCGTCATCAAAGGTCATTGATACAGCTACTTTCTCATTAGCGTATTGACCTGTAGGGATTAAGACTTCTCGTGTAAATGTTTTCATATTAGTACTTCTTCAAAATTCTGTAAAGATTTTGTTTGGTCATGTTATATTTATCAGCAATGTCATCAACCTTATATTTTTTCTCGCCTTCTGGCGTTAAGGCATTATAGTCATTTATGATATCCTCGTCTCGTTTTGTTATTTCAGCTTTCGTCTTTCTTTCTGTTCTATATTTGACTTCCATTCTTTATTTTACTATAAACTGGTAAATTAGTCAATCCCTATTTTTTCCATCCACTTTTCCAATAACCCTTTTTATTTTTTTTGTTGTAATTTATTGAACATTCAACACTACAAAACTTTCTTTTTCTAAATCTAGCCTCATTTTCTACTTTACCATTTGGGTAAATAGTTTTGGCCAATCCCTTTTCACAATTTAGACAACTCATTTTTTTCTCAATCCTAATTTAGCCCGTAAAGCGTCTAGTCTTGCCCTTTCATCTTCTGGTGCATTAGCCAATACTTGCGACAGTCCAACATTTTCAGAGATTGCTTTTTCAGCTTTCTTCCTCACTTCACGAGCTTTGATATCAGGTAAGACATCACGTGAGTAAAAGATCATAGGCTCGTTAGGATTTTTATAGAACCGCTCTATTTTCTTAGCTCCTATCAGCCACTCCTTATACGTTGGGTATGTACTAGTACCAAAGGACGTAACAACTACCATTTTATAATGCTTATCCTTAGCCATTTTCAGCCACTTGTCCCATATTGCAAAGGTAGAGTTATATATAGGCTTCTCAAGCTCAAATATCATTACATTGTTTTTTATTATTGGTTCGTAACTTGCCATATTACCCAGCATTAAAACTCCCCAATACTTTACCCGCTTCTGCGTATTCTTCTGGTTTAATTTCGTGGATAGTATACCCCCCCGCCCAATCAATCACTTGAGGACCTTCTCTTGAATGGTTTTTTTTCAATAAAGCCACTACATCTTCTTCTGATTTTCCAATCACTACGAAGCTGTCGTACTGGTCGTAATCGCACCTATTAAACTCAATTAGATATATTTTCATATTAGTTTCCTTCCAAATTGTCCTGTATAGCATTATCTGTTATACGATCCGCTATATCGTCTTCACTTGGCTCGTCTTCCATAGGTTCGGGGCGGTTGTAGTGTTCAACCTTAGCTTCCCAACTGTCAACCTCATTGAAAGTACCATTTTTAAAATCAAATCCCGCTTGCGCTTCTATTTCCCGACAAGTAAAGCATAGCTCGTTATATACGATATGCCTACAAGCTTCGTCATTCCCTTGCATAAAAATTGGTAGACCTTTTGTATTTAATACTTTCATATATTTATAGCCATCATTTCATGGCTCATAACTTCTAACGTGTTTGCTATTTTGTTTTTCTGTGCTTCTGTTACAGGTTCATCAACAATAATAGCGTTTATAATGTGGTCAAGTCTTATTTCCCAAGACTTAATCTGCTCTTTGATTTCTCTGTGGTCTGCTTTCAGATTGTATTTCATATTATCTAAACATCATCGGTAAAACTTGTAATTGATAAACCGAGATACAAGCGTTAAGCCATAACTGTACTTTGTCATTATTGGGTATCATAGCCATAAGTTCGTAGCCTTTGTATTCTAAATCTCTTAGTTGCTTCTTGTCCTCTGCTAGTTCTTCTAACTGCTTCCAGTTCATCCATTCTCCCCACTCAACTATATTAGCCTGTATTCGTAATTCGTTACGCTCTAAAATATCAAGCGTTTTTTGGAGTCCTTGCCTTATATCTTTGTTCATATATTTATAATAAATTTATAATTTGAGTTGCTAAGGCTGTTGTTCTTATCTGTACGCTAATCGTACCCCTGCTCAACATTTTCTCGTACTTGCAGTTTTATACAAGCACCCTAGCTCCTCATTTCTGCCCTGTAATCGCTTACAAAGCAGAATGAATAGCCTTATTTGTTTATATAGGCTTCAAACCTATCACAACTAAATCTTTCATTGTCGCTTAATAACATCAGTTCAAAATGTTCAATAATGTGCTTTAATTGTGCTTCTGTAACTTCACAATCTAAACATTTATTGACTGTTCTGAGCGTGTTAGCAATCTTGATATAATCTTTTCTTGTCATTTTTACACCTTCCTTCCTAATTCTAAAATCCCAACTACTAATATATATAATCCTGTAAATACTAAAGCTGTATATAAGTTTTCCATGTTAGATTATTCGGTACATATCTCTGTATAAATTGCTAGTGTATTCGCTTCCAGTTCGTGTTCTTACCTCGACCAAATTATCCTTTGCAAAAATCACGTCATTGCCTCGATATATTTTTCCAGTCTTTAATGCCTCTTGTACCTCTGCAATTGTTGGCTCTGCTAGGTACGCTTCGTTACTTTTCATTCCGTTCCAATCGCTATAAAATCTCTGTAGTTTCATATTTTTATTTTTGCAATCCTAATGCGATCCATTCGGGAACTTCTAACCTCGCCTCATTCTCAATTCTATTTAGTAAATCTCTTTCACTTAATTGCTCGCTCATATCTTCTAACGTGTCTATATCTCTATACTCCTGATCAAGCTGTTGTACTTGTTGCGTTGTCATATATTTTTTATTGAACTTATAATTTTTTTATATATCTTGGTTTCGCATTTCCATCCTAATCCACTATATACATTGTCTATCTTCTCTTTCTTGCATTTCGTACAAAGTTTTGTTTTCATATATTTAATTAACTAATTAGAGTATAAGGTATCACAATCAATATGTCAAGTAGTAAATACATATATATCATACAGTCTAGCCTCAAATAAAAGCATTTTTAATCAGTTTAGAGCCTCATAATCACATAATCAAGCATATCAAAATCTCAAATGATGGATAGAGGCTTGTTTACTACTTGACTCTCATATACATAGCTTGAAGTATTTTAAGAGGGCTAAAATGTCAAACTACGAAGATATTTTCAGGCACGAAATATATATTTTTGTAGGTAGAGGCTAAAAAATAACCTCCCAGATTTTGAGAGGCTATTTTCAAGACTGGCAAGCGTTCTCAAACTAAGGGCGTTCAAGCGTACTCCTTACAGTGGATTCAAATGATGGTACTAATCCCTGTTGCCTTCCAGTCTATAATTGCTCCAATGAGCGCATAATTTGTAAACTATTTTTTTATACTTTGCAACTGTAAATTATTTTGTGTTGTATTTTGATTTTAAAAGGTGTACTGTTTATCAGCGGAAAAATGTACAACGAAATCACAAACCTACAGACTCGAGTGTTTATTTTTTGTAAATCGTGGGCAGAGATTGAAAAAACTCCAGTCCCACAAAAAGAGATCGTAAACCAAATGGAAACACAAGGAGTCTCAACATCAAGTTGTATAAATGCAATCAATTCACTTCTTACTAAGGGATTTATTCGCAAAGCCTATCATCTAAAACAATCTCGAACATATTACGTTTTACTTCGCAATATATGAAAATAGGCCAACAGCTACAATCAAACGGAAAAGGAATCATAAAAAATCAAGGCGGTCGCCCAACAAAATATAAAAAATCTTATATTGCAAAAGTTGATGATTATCTATTGAAAATGTCAAAATACAAAGACAAACTCCCAACTATTGAAGGATTATCTATAGAATTAGGTATAGCAGTTAGTAGTATTTACGAATGGATGAAGGTAGAAGATAGGTTTTCGGAAGCTATACAGAGAATTAAAACAGTTCAACATGAAAAATTAGTCAATGATGGAGTGTACAGAAAGACTAATTCACCAATTGTGAAGCTAATTCTAATGAATAATCATGGTTATAAGGAACGTACAGATACCACTTCAGACAATAAAGCCTTGCCTACTCCGTTACTACAAAACCTAACAATAAACGCTCCTAAGGACGAAGTTTTAGAGGGTGAGGAGGTGCTAAAGTGAATAAATGTATAAACTGTGATAAACAATTAGAGGAGGCTAACACAAAGCCAAAGAAGTTCTGTAGTGATAGGTGTCGCAAAGCCTATGGTAGAGATAACGGACAGACTACAAAAGAAAACGGACAGAATGTAGAGAATACGGACATAATAAAAGATAACGGACAAGTAAGCGCAACAGATAATGTTGAAGAAGTAGTGATGAAGTTGTCAACCCAAGAGAGCGCCTTCACACCTAACTGGAAAAGACTAGGGTTAAAGAGTAAAGAAGAAGGTATGAAGCACGTTATGGATTATCTTAAAAAGCAACACGCTAGGATATCAGCGATGGGGTTTACTTAATATGTACATCATAACAACCGCTACCGATAAGTTAAGTAAGTTAAAGCGTAGGGTTAGAGGTATAGCAGGTGGTACGTCAGCGGGTAAGACTATCAGCATACTTCAACTGTTGATAGACAGAGCGCAAAGAGATAAAAGGCCTACGTTAACCTCAGTAGTCAGTGAAACAATGCCGCACTTGAAAAAGGGAGCTATTAGAGACTTCTTATCAATACTAATAGAGTGTGGGTACTTTAGAGATGATAGGTGGAACAAGACCGACAGTATATATACCTTTGAAACAGGGTCTAAGATAGAGTTCTTCAGTGCAGAAGAGAGTGATAAAGTAAGAGGCCCAAGAAGGGATAGACTGTTTATGAATGAAGCATCAAACATACCCTTTGAAACGTTTGAACAACTAGAGATACGTACTAAGGAAGTTATATGGTTAGACTGGAATCCTGTGAGTGAGTTCTGGTGGTATACAGAGGTTATGCCAATGCGTGAAGTTGACTTTATGATATTGACCTATAAAGACAATGAAGGACTAGATAAGGCTATAGTAGACAGTATAGAGTCAAGGAAAGGGAACAAAAACTGGTGGAGAGTGTACGGAGAAGGACTGTTGGGAGAAGCTGAAGGACGTATCTACAAGGATTGGGCTATGGTAGACCTACCACATGAGGCAAGGTTAAGAAGGTACGGGCTAGACTTTGGTTATACCAATGATCCCACCGCAATAGTTGGGATATATGAGTATAACGGAGGATATGTACTTGATGAAGTAGCGTATCAGAAGGGGTTAAGTAACAAGGACATAGCGGACTTATTCAAGAACCAACCTAAAGCTTTAATAATAGCAGACAGCGCAGAGCCTAAGAGCATAGCGGAGTTAAAGTTATACGGGCTAAACATACTACCCGCTCAAAAAGGGAAGGGTAGCATATTACAAGGTATATCGTTTGTACAAGACCAAAGGATAAGTGTAACCAAACAGTCAACGAATATATTAAAAGAGTATCGTAATTACTTATGGTTAACAGACAGGGTATCAGGTAAGACAATCAACGAACCTCAAGACTTCTTAAATCATAGTATGGACGCTATACGATATGGGTTAGATACCTTCAGAAAATCAACAGGAAAGGTAAATTATGACGTAGGGGGCGTAAAGCCGTACTATGATGGAGTAGATGGGCAATCTCCTAAGTCAGGTTTAGAGGTAGAGATAAGACGCAATATGTCAGTTGGTGGTGTAGACTTTGATTATTAAGTTGACTATACATAGACTGGTACTTTAGTCTTATACAAATGGATACCCTTACTTCCCCAGAAATGGACTTACTTAGACTGAATAAACAGTCGGGCTTCAAGTATCGTGAACGTAGACAGGGGCAATGGAAGGAAAACTACACCCTTTATAGAGATACGGTACAGATTAATAGGTTAACTCAGCGTCAATCGGTCAATCTACCTTTAATGAAGCAGACCATAAGAACCCTCTTAAAAGACGTGGATGATATGCCAGTTCTTTATTTTGAGAACCTTGATAATGACAAAGAAGCAGAGGTATTTCAAAACGAATACTGGAAGTACACCCTAGACTACAACAAAATGGAGTTGAAGGACATTGTGGATAAACGGCAGGTGTTTCTATTCGGGAGGTCGTTTGACCAAATGCAAATCTCAGACGGTAAGGTAAAGTTTACTGTCCAAGACCCCGAGGATATTTTAGTTGACAGATACTGCGACCCCACGGACATAGATTCTTCACGATTCTTGATTCATACCCATATATTCAAACCCCTTGCGACATTAGAGGGTAATCCAATGTATGACCAAGAAAAAGTAGCGGAGTTGAAAAACTACCACATAACGGCACAAGGGTTAATCAAAGCGGCGGACAATCAACAAATGTTGGTGAAAAAAAACGAAAAGATGAGAGATATGGGGTTAGAAGACGTTGATTCACCCGTACTAGGGGAAACTTACATCGAGCTGTCAATGCACTTTTGTTACCGCAAGGAAAAAGGGGATGAGCAAGAGCAACTATACATGTATATAGA